GTGACGCCGGACGGACGGACCGTCATCGGCCCGGCATTGAAGGTCGAGGTCAGTCCGAGCCTGTTCAGCCCGTCGAGCGCGGTCTGAAAGCCGGCGCCCCAGGTCTGCAACCGCGCGTCTTCCTTGATGTAGGGCGCCGTTTCCATCAGCGCGCCATAGAGATAAAGGTCCGGCGCCAGCGTCAGCAGCCAGTTGCTCGCATTCGCCGACAGCGCCGGAATGTTCTGGCGATAGATCATCTCGACGGTGTAGTCCTGGTCAGGGGTCGGACACAGTTCGATCTCGTTGCCGAAGATGGTGAAGAACAGCGGCTGGTTGACGACGTCGCCGGTGGCGTAGCGAAACTCGTCGAGCTGGGTGCCGGACTTGAAGTCGAGATGCGGCTTGCCCTGCACGCTCGACAGCCTCACCCGGCGCATCGACTGGAAATCCGCCGGCAGTGCGATGAATTCAGGCTCGGCCTGCGTGATGTCGATCAGCGCGGTGGACCGCTGTTCCATCTGCCGCACGAACAGGTCGCGGTTGAACTTGGCTTCCGCGAGCTGGATGAAGGTCGGAATCCGCGCGATCAGCGTGGTGTCCTGGTCGCGCGCCAGATATTCGGTCACCGCGCCCTGCAGGTCGCTGTAGGTCTGGATCACGACAGCCCCGCCGACCAGCCGGCCTGCAGCGCGGGCCGGTCGGTGCGCAGATAGAACCATTCGGGGTCGTCCAGCTTGCGCTGCACGATTTCGTCAAACTCCGGCGTAAACATCCGCAAGCCCGTCCTTCCCCGCGCCATTTCTTCCTCGAACCATTTGACCAGGATGACGTTCGGAATCCGCGCGACGTGCCGGCCCCAGTCCGAGCGCTGCTCCTGGCTGCGCGCGAGCTTGTTCCAGTCGAGGATCGGCTCGACGTCCTGGCAATGCGCGACGGTCAGGTCTTCACCGTTGCTGTCGAGATGGATCCGGACCTGCATCAGTAGGCGTCCAGTTCCTCGAGAACGACGGTGAACGTCTCGGCGCTGGCCGGCGAATAGGCGCCGAGCGCCATCAGCAGGCCGTAGAGAATCTTGCCCTGGTACATCTTGACGAACGCCTCGGCGCCGGCGGGGTCCGCCCCGGTGCCCGCGGCTCCATCGGAGAAGGCGTACATGGTGGAAATATCCATGTTGCCGAGCCAATGGCCCGACAGCGTCGACAGCCAGGTGCCGCCGTCGCCATTGCTCACGGTCGGCGGCGCCTCGTAGAGATGCAGCCGGAAGGTCGCGTTGGTGACCCCGGTGCCGCTCTTGAACAGCCGGTAGCGCATCATGCGGAACTGGCCGGGCCCGAACGAATTGCCGAGTGCGAAGGACATCGGGACGACGGATGCCGCGGTGGTCGAATTGGCGACCAGCGCCCCCGCCGCATAGGCGGTGGTGTTCGCCGGCCGGGTGAAAGATGCCGAGATGTTGTTGACCTGCATCTCAGGATGCCTTGATCGCAATCGAGAAGTGCATCGGGATCGACGCGCCGGAGGCGCCGGACGGTATCAGCACCAGGATGTCGTCCTGGTTGACCGCGGCGACCGCGGCGCTGTTCGGCAGGCCGAATTGATATTGTCCGGCAGCCGAGCCCGATTGCGTGATGGCGAAGGTTCCGACCGTGGTGCCCTGGGTGGCGTTGGTCAGTGTCACCGTGCCGTTGGCCGCGGTGATCGCGCCGCCCAGGATCCCGGTGAATTTCTGGATGGCGCCGCGGAACGGCGCACGGATGTAGGCGGCAACGGGCGAAGCACCGCAGGAAGGCGTGTAGGCGGTGAGATCTTCGACGTTGAGAAGATGGGGAGTGGGATAGGCCATGTCGCGCTAACCTTTTTTTGGAAAGAGGGCGCCCGAAGGACGCCCTGCGATGATGGGGAATCGACGGTTCAGAGATCCGCGCTGGCCGTGATCAGTCCGGAACCGCCGCCGCCCTGCAGCAGCGTGGCCTGGCCCGCGGTGCCGGCGGAGTTGCCGTTGATCGATATCGCGTTCGGCGTATGCGTGGTGCCGGCGCTGATGGTGGTCGATGTCGCGGTGCCGGCCTGGTTGGTCTTGAAGGTACCGGCCGTCACCGTGACCGTCGGGGCGATCCGGAACTGCACCGGCGTTGCCAGATAGAAGACCTGGATGGCGCTGGTGGTGTTCATGCCCGAACCGACGATAACCCCCGATCCGGGCTCGTTGATCACCCAGCAGTAGCGCTGGCAGATTTCGAGTTCGACCTGGACGTCGCGATGCTCGAACAGGCTGGCGACCGATCCCGCTTCCAGCTGCACGCCCGCGAAGATGACGTTGTCCGCCGAGCCGGCGGTGCCGACCGGCGCGTAGGAAAACTGGACGCCGAGCTGCGTACAGCCTGCCGGCACCGTGCCGGTGAAGGAATAGCGGATCGGCGTGGCCGTCAGCGCCTGCGTCGCGTTGATGACGTTGGCCTGGCTGGTCCAGGATCCCGCGATCATGCTGGCCGCGGACTGGTTGGTGCCGGTGCCAGAGACCAGCTGCACGGTGAGGGCCGAAGCGGAGAAGTTGGCGCCCGCCGCGGCCCACAACGAAAGCGTCACCGGCTGGCCCTGCATCCGGATCGAGTCGCCGCTTTCCAGCACCTGGCCGAGATTGATCTGGGCGGTGTTCGCATTGGCCGAAGCGCGGCCGAACACGAGCGACTGGCTGAAGCCCGCGACCGCGGTGTTCGCCGTCTGCGAAACCGAGATCGACGACGACGCGCCGCCGACCGCAAACCAGCGATCGGCGGTATAGGTCGGCGTCGATGCAATCCCGGTAAACGACGTGCCGCGCTGCCAGGGATTGGTGGTGAAGTCGCCGCCATCGATCAGGTTGCGGAAATTCGCCAGCGGCTGGACGGCGGCAGCGGCGTAGGCGGCGATCTGGGCCGCGGTCGTCTTGTGGTAACGGTTGGTCACCCCGGCGTCGTAAACGCCGAATTCGGAAGTCGCGGTGACGGCCGCGATCAGGGTTTCGTTGTCGATGGTGTATTCGGTCATTCCTGCCTCCAAGGAAAAAGGGGCGGCCCGAATGCCGCCCCCGGTTTGAGAACGATCCTGAAGGCTCAGGACGTGGTGTTGTCGTAGACCGCGCCGGAAGACATCTCGTTGCGCGCGACCAGGGTGTATTCGGAGAGGATCTCGCGCTTGATCGAGTCCCCGGTCGGCGCGATCGGGATCGACACGAACTTGCGGCCGTTGAGATAGGCCACCGCCCATTTGTCGATTTCCAGCGCGAACACGTCGCGCGAACGCTGGAAGCGGTTGGCGACCACCTTCAGCTTGCCGAAATCGGACTCGTAGGCGTCGACCGAGGCCACGATCTTCTTGGATTTGGTGTCCTCGATCGGCGTGGCGCGGCCGGTGAAGGTCGAGAAGATCTGCTTGTTGAAGGCCCCGGTCATGATCAGGTCGGGCTTGCCGCCATTGGTCCAGGCCGAGGACAGCACCGTCTTGAGACTGGCTTCGGTGAACGGCGCCTGGCTGCCGTCGGTGCGGGTATAGGCGCCGGTCGCAGCCGATGGCCCCGCCCCGCCCGACCCCATCACGGTGTTGGTGTAGAGCCAGGACAGGATCGAACCGAGATTGCGGGCGGTCGAGTCGTTGCCGGTGTTCTTGGCCTGGTTGGTGCCGACCAATGTGGTTTCCATGTCGCGCTTGAGTTCGAGGCCTTTCAGCATTTCCTGATAGGCCATTTCATTGTCGCGGCCGGCGTGCTCCACCGCCATCTGGGTGCCGGTGACCGCCGGGAATTTGGCGCTGATCTGCGCGATATTGCCGAGCCGGACCGTAGGCACGGCGGCGACCGCCGCGAAATCGGTGCCTTCGAGCTGGGCGTTCGACCCGGATGCGGCCGCGAGCGCCTGGGTCTGCCATTCGTGGTTCACGGCCGTTGCCTTTTCGGTTTCGGCGCCGGACAGGAACGGGGTGTCGGTGGGCGAGATCCGGTAGATCATGTCCGAGAGGTCTTCGCGATTGCCGATCGCCTCATAGGTGGCAAAGGTGTTGGTTGGCATGGCCATGTCGGTTGGTCCTTATGATGCCCGGTTGCGGGAGCGGAGCTGCGCCGCGCGCAGTTCCTGGGCGGCCCGCAGCGAGCCGGTTGCGTTGAGGTTCTGGGTGAGGGCCTGGATGCGTTCGGAATTGGCCTGGCCTTGCGGCCTGGCCGTCCCCGGCCGCTGCACCGGCGGAACGGGCTTGGCGACGACAGCTGCCCTGGCGTTCCGGATCTCGGACAGTTTCAGGTCGGAATAGACCAGCTGCTGGAAACGGTGATCGAACACCGAGATCTTCTCCTCGCCGTTCGCCAGCCTGGTCAGTTCGTCCGGCCTGAAGCCGAGTTCGGTCAGCCGGTCGGCGGCGCGCTTCATCAGCGCGGCGCCCTTGTCCTTGTCTGCAAGCTCCGGGATCAGTTCGGCCGCCAGCGCGTCTTCCCGCTGGCGATACTGCTGCCATTCGGTTTGCCGCTGTCGGTTCTGCTGTCCGCTGGCCCGTTCGAGCTCGGCATTGGCAGCCTGCAGCTTGGTCTGGTGCGCCTGCCATTGCAGATAGCGGAACGGGTCCTCGTTCGCCAGTTTGGTGACATCGTCGACGGTTCTGATGTCGGCGAATGCCGATTGCTGGGCGTCGCGGAGAGCCTGCATCAAGGCCGGCAGCTGCGCCTCGTAGCGTTGCCGTGCCTGTTCCGCCTGCGCCCGCTCGGCCAGGGCGGCCTTGCGGAATTCGGCGGCCTCGTTCTGGACCCGGCGAACCTCGGCGCTGGCCGTCCTGTCCTGCTCCAGCAAGATGTCTTGCGTGGCAGGGTCGAGGCGGTTCCAGATCTCGGTTCGATCCCTGGTCCAAGACCTCGGAAGCTCGCGTGGCGGCTCGGCGGCCGGGACGTCTTCCTGCGTCTCGCCGGTGGCCTCTTCGCGAGGGGCGGCGTCGTCCTGATCGGGCAATTCGGGGTCTGCGGGCGCCTCGGGGGCGCTCTCGGCAGATGGTGCCGGCGGCCGGTTGCGCCCCGCGGTGAGCGCGCGGGCGGCCTGCGAAATCGAAAGATCGTCGCCGGTATTTTGGGGAGCGGCGATCGCGACAACAGGCGCGCTTTCGCCGCCAGCGGGAGCGCTGGTTTCGTCGGTCATGAAGTTTCCTTGGTTGGAGGGTTTTGCGAGCGTCTCGACACTTGCTGAGGGGCCCATGAGCGCCGGGCCCCGCTCTTATAGAATCCCAAACCGCCTCTTGCGTTCGGCGGTCTCGGCGAGCTGCTTCAACTCGGCCTGCGCCAGTTTTCCGTTGTTGACGATCGCGGCCAGGTGGTCGCGGACCTTGCCGACGATGTTGATGGCCAAAAACAGTTTTTCGCGGGCCGCGACGTCGTCGATCAAGGTCGCGCGCCAGGCTGAGGTATAGGCCTCCTCCAGTCCCTTGAATGCGCCGGCCAGAAGCTCGTTATCGAGCAGGCTTTGCGCGCGCGGCGCCCTTGCGGCGTCCTGGCGCAGTTGCGATTCGTCACTCATCTGTCTGCACCGGCTGCGGCTTGATCCGGCCAAGTTTGGCATCATGCGCCTGCGCGGTGGCGACGATATCCAGCACCCCCTTGGCCGTGTCCTGCGCATGCGCCTCTTGCGCGTGCTGGGCCTTCTGTTGCTGCAGCGCCGCCGTGCGCGCATCGGCCCGCTCCTGCAGCGCCGCCTCGATCAGCAGCATGCGCTGGTCGAGCTGGGCCTTGAAGGCGGTAAGCTGCGCGTCACTCTGCGCCTTGAGCTGCGCCAGCTGCGCGTCCGATTGCGCGCCTTGCGCATCGGCCCGGGCTCTGGCCTGCACCGCCAGAAGTTTCGGATCCGGCGGCGGCGGCGCCGGCGGGTGCAGCAATTGCCCGGTCCGCGGGTCTTTTGCGGAGGGGTCGTTGAAGAAGCGGTCGGGATTTTTGTGCCCCATGATCCGGGTCAGCTCGGCCGCGGTATTGTAGAGCTGCATGTCGCCGACCAGGTTTTGCTTGCCGCCCTGGATCAGCTCCTTCTGCACGTTGGCGATCGCCATGGTCTGGGCGAACTGCTGCGACTTGCCTCCGGTCCCCAGGCCGACATTGATGGTCATGTGATCCCGGGTTTTCCAGTCCCTCGGATCGACATCGACCCATCGGTTGCGCAGCCGCACGGTTTCGCTTTGCTGGCCGTGCTTGCGGATCGTGCCATGCAGCAGCGCGAAGATGTCCCGCACGCCTTCCGCCATGATGCGGGCGATCAGCTTCATCCGCATCTGGGAGGCGGAAAACACCTGCGCCACCGCGGTGGCGGACTGGTTCTGCAGCGCGTTGGCGTCGATGCCCTGGGTCTGCCGGCCGACCCCGGTGCGGGCCTCGAGCTCGGCGTCGAGATACTGCAGCATCGGAAACACCGAGGCGGTGATGTCGGGCACCGTCTGCCAGTTCAGCCCGCCCGGCGTCTTGGTGCGGACCACGCCGCCGGGGCGCGATACCAGCAGATCGTCCAGCGTGTTCGGGCCGGCGTTCTGTTCGGAAACCTCGACCCGGGGATTGTTGTGCAGATAGAGATTGTCCAGCGCGCCGCGCTTCAGCGCGGTCTTTTCACGCTGCACCGGCATGACAAGTTCGGCGATCGAGCGGCCGAAGAAGCGATGCGGCTGCGGCACCGGACAGGTCGCGGCAAACGGAATGGCGTCGAACGGCACGATCTGTTCCCGGCCGTCCTTCCGCAGGATGTCGCCCTGCGTTCCCGCGGTGACCACCTGATAGAGGCTGGCGCGGCCGTTGCCCTCGTAATCCAGCCGGATGTAGTGCTCGGTCAGCTTGACCAGCCGCGAGGCGGGATTGCTGGTCGCGGTGACCGTGTTGTAATGCTCGCCGACGGTGTCGCGCGACAGCGTCTCGATTTCGGTATTGCCGGTATAGTCCTCCAGCGCGTTGACCTGGTCCTCGTCATAGCCCTCGGCAATCAGCTGGCTCACTGTCTTGGTCACGATTTCGTGGAAGCAGTAGTTGCAGTCGCGGATCGAACGGGCGCCGCGTTCGATGCCGAACTCCTCCGGCGGCACGCCCATGACCCTGGCCTGGGCGCGTTTTTTGGTGGTGACGATGGTGACGTCGTGGGTGACGGGAACCGGCGGCGCCGGCGTGGCGACCTGTGGCATCACCGCGGCCTGCGCCGGACCTTGCGGCAGCATCGCGCCAAGGGCGCTGGCAGCCTGCAGCGGCATGAGAGGGGCGTTCAACTCGTGGCCTCGCTCGGCTGTTTAGCGTCGTCATCAGGCCTGTTGTGAATGCTATGCGCGACGATCTGCATTTTGCCGTCCGACTCCGCCACCGCCTGGGCCAGAAGCGCAAACTGGTCGTCGGTCAGGTCGTAATAGGTTTCGCGCTGCTCCTCCTCGCGCTCTTCCCACCAGACCTTGACGATCCCGACCTTCGACAGCAGCGCGTCCTTGATGAAATCGTAGAGCACCATGAAGCCGGGATTCTGCTGCATGAAGACGTGGTTGACGTAATCGGTTTCCCGGGCAGCGGCGGCTTCGTCGTCGGGACCGACCGGCTCGAACCTCACCACCTCGTCGGAGCCGGCAAAGATGTCCATCAGGCCCGGCATCAGGCCCTCGATGGTGTCGGCGACATCGGTCGAGACCGCCCTCGAGCGGCCGTCCTGCACCGGCATGTCGTGCCACATGTGGCCGAGGTAATAATCCATCGCCTCGGCGCGGGATTGCGACAGCTGCGCCGCGACCAGGGCCGCCAGCGCATCGTTCTTTTCCGAGGCCAGGATATCCCTGAGCTCGATCATCGACAGCTTGGGCATCGGGATGCAGCCATGATCGCGGACAGCGATCTCAGGGGTTGAGGTTCGAGGTTTTTTGAACCGCCGCGCCGGGCTGGCGCAGATGGCGGCAGCTACGCCGACCCGCCGGCCGATCTCCGCGACGCTTGTTGCGCCGGC